CGCCCCTATTAGTGAATAGATCATCTGAACACTTACTCACAATCCATCCCGGCCTAGTCTAACTTGACCCAGTCGGGATCTCGGGCCAGTACCTTTAGCTTGATCAAGCCCCGAGCCCACAATCTGGCCGCTGGTCCTAGCACGAACTGCTGGTGCGGACGCAAACAGTCCACCCAACGGTCTTTCGACAAGGCATACAACAACTCAAATGCATACATCGTATCCTGTTCAGTCTCCGGCCTTACGAACTTCATAATAAACCGGTGCTTATCAGGATAGAGAGGTCGCACGTCATCCTCAGAGTTGAAAAGGAAGCCACAAAATTCTCTGGAATACTCCATCTTCTTGACCAAGCATCCAGTGGATTCCAAGGCATCCCAATACAACTGTTTTTCCTCATCCGTGAGTGACGCACGCACCAGTGTGTCATCTCCCATAGCCCATAGCAAGGGAATACTTTCCCCGCCGAAGCAACGCAACCATGCTAATACATGTTGGGCTTCCTGCGCTAAGCTATTTAGGCTAAGGGTCAGATAACAACCGGACTTCATCACCCCCCAGAACTGTTGCCTCCATCGTAACCCGTTCGGCATTTCGAACCTTGTGCAGGGCCCGAGCACGTGCCGTAGCCGTGCCCAGACCAAACGCCAGTAGAGCCCGCTATCAACTTCAGCTGAATCCTTCATCTGGTAGAACTTCAACACCACATAGATGTATATGACCCACGACGGGAGAGTCCAGTCCCACAAAGCCTTATCAACAGCCAACGACTCATTGGCGGGGAATTCCGCCAACAAGCGCTGGTAGCCGCCTGGCAAAGGGGACCAACCACTCTTCTGTGTGGCCAACATCGGATTGCGTATTTCACTTCCTACCCAGGGAGTAAACAGTATCCTGTCGATAACTTGATCAACCAAGCTGAGGACGTGGATCAATCTGAAGCGGCCCTCAGCAACCTTCTTCAGAGAGTGTGGTTCATCTTTGACAAACAATTTTATTGGGTCGGCGGTGTAGGTTTCTTCACCCGTCTCTTGGTTGTCCTCTGTCGATTCCGGAAACGGGCAATCAGTGCCTCCGCTTGCGATATATTCAGCGAAAGACCATCCCGCAGGAATTTGTCCCGCAAGACGACGTAATCGCTCCTCGACACATCCACGGAGTTTCGCCACGTTTCGAACTTCTGTAAATCTGATTCCATCCCAACCCAATGCGTCACCAATGGTCGCGTATTCTTGGAAGTCACCGAGTCCTGTTGAGCTTTTGGGGTCGAGGGTGCGCAAGACGTAGTTGAAATAATCGGGGAACTCTGCATCACCCGGCAAATGCGGTCGTCTAAATCTGACTGTATTTGTTTGTAACAAGTTCCCGATAACTGTATCAACTTCGTCTCGACTTGGTTTAACATACCCTCGTAACGATCCCTCTCGTCGGCCAGCATGGACGTAAAGACTTCTCGTAAGTTGTCCTTCATCTCCTGTTGGCCACTGGAAATCCTCGTCTCTAAGCCCTCCAAACTTGTCATTAGGGACGTGTGCATATTTCGGAGTTCGGTAACCTGGTCCTCGACCCCCGTAGGTATACCCGACGGGGGGACTTCCTGAAAAACCGGTTCGCGTATTGCCGACTCTGGTTCATAATCATCCCCCAAGTCAGGCTCCGCGTCCCAGTTATACTGCTTCTTCTTCTTCTTATTACGGTTCTGGTGTAATGAACCATCTTCAAATTCATAGAAGTAGTCTTCGAACTCTTCATCATCAAACAATTCCCAAAATTCCTCATTTGGCAACTCGACATAACGACCATCAATACGTATCCTAGTCTCATCCAACCCTTGCTCATAGTCAAAATCAACTACGCGTGTTGTGCGCAGCACCCTCTTAACCATTTCAAGATCGGACGATTCCGGACGACGCCTGGATTTGATCATCATCTCAATGAACGAAGCCGAGAAACCGAAGTTTCCCGCACTGCCTCCTCCAATATGCATACCTAAGACCTTAGTTCCCGTGAAATAGGGCGAACCAGAAAAGCCAGGCAACGTGGAACCCTCATATTGTAGGAACCCCATCGCCTTCGCAGGCTTATGCTTTAGCAATCCACTTGACGCGTTACTAGTGTCCCGCGCCGAGAAAGCCATCACAAAAGCTGACTTGGCTATAGTGTCAATCTTGGCCGATGGTATAGGCCAAGTGGCTTGCATGGGATGTATTGCTACATCCCCCACGACATGTTTCCAGTCCGGCGCTTCATAGTAAACGTCGGTCTTTGCGATATGTATCAAAATTTTATCAAAGTTTTTCTCCATCACAACATGAGCAGCGGTAATCAGATTATCCCTATACCTCCATGCTGTGCCTAAGAGAATCTTCTTCCCCTTATATAATGCGAACACACCGACCACAAAATTTGGCCTGGTCACATTAAGGAGTGGACTCCCTTCTCGCACAGATTCCGGCATGGTCCGATATCCATGCTGCTCCTGTTCCCACTTGATCTGGGCGCGGCGCCACCAACGCCCCACCCAGCTCCATACTGTACCAATCCACCCTAAGATGTGGATTGCGAGGCTTACCGGTCCTCCTTGCCCGTAGGCCATAAATATTCCCTCTAGCAAGAAGGAAAACGCTGCTAGAGCCAACCACACCCTTGGGCGCAGTTCCCCCCGCAGCGATGCCGATAAGTCGTACATCACGTGCCTCACACCTGCATACAACCTAGCACTAAATGTGTCCCCGAAATCTTCCATTGGATACATCTACCACACTCAAGACACGCAAACACAGAGAATGTAGTATAAGATAGTACTTGGTAAATACAAGATAAACCTTCAGAGTATAAAACGCTGGTTGCAAGATAAATCTTGC